CAAGAGCTTTTAGTAATTAATGAGAAAGATCGTAGTCAGATCAGCTTCGAGGGCGGCTTCAAGTACAAGCAGACTGGAGCTTTAGTGGGTTATGAGGAGTCGGTGGATTCGGTACAGTTCATGACAGCCGACGACATTGCAGGGCTGAAAGCCAAGCAGCGGGCGCAAATCAACGTTGGGAGGGCGCTTGCCAAGTACGAAGATGAGTTTATTTTCCTCAGTAGCGTAATGAAAACTGGCAGATCCTTCTCTCAAAGCGATCTGTTTGACCTGCTCAATGACCATGAGATCAACCCCAACTCTTGCACTCGCAAGACTTTGCGTACCTGCATTGATCTTCTCAAGGGTAATCACCTAAAGCTGGAGCGCAGAGGAGAGCATGGGAAAAAGTTTTATTCTTGGCAGGCAGAAATCTAATGCCCAGAATGCCCACAGTGCCGCTTATGCCCAAGGTTTAGGGGGCGGGTTGTACTGGTGGCCCCCTAAAACATGGTCTTGCTGGACGTTCTGGGCAAGCTGGGCAAACTGGACAAACTGAAATAAGGAGTCAAATATGAGTATTGAGCAAGTAGATGACCGGATGTTGGACCTATTCGTCAACCAGAAGTACCACTGGAAGTCTCTCAGGCCGTCTCAGCAGCAAGCTATAGCGGTAGAGCTACTCCGCCATAGGTGCATAGAGAAAAAGCTGTACGCGTTCATTGAGGGCATCATAGAGGACAAGGATAGCTGGCAGCAGTACCGCCAACTCCTGCTTGAAGAGTCTAAGAAACACGGTTAACACTAATTACTAAAAGGAGGGGACAATATGGAGCATCCGTTACTACAGTTTTGCTCAACAGAAAAACAAAGAAAAGTAATTGAGCTTTGTGAGGTAGAAGGGCTGTCACAATATCAAGCGGCAAAAGTTTTAAACAGCACGCGCGAAGCAGTCAAGCACCACGCTCAGGCAGTCAGGAGAAAAGCTGCCAAGCAGGGATACAGCCCACAGCACAACTGGTTTAGGCCAGTGCCAGATGGTCACAAGATCAAAGGGGTGTCCACGTTTTACGACGAGGACGGCAACCCTGTCAGGCAATGGGTTAAGTCTCAGACCGACGAGCAGCGCCAGTTTGAAATCCTGGTCGAAAGGATTGAGTCGGCACAATCTCAATGGCCTAGATTCAAGCCTGCTGCAGCACCAAAATCTACGGAAGAAAGCCTGCTTGCACTCCTTACCATTACGGACTTTCACCTCGGGATGTACGCATACGAGGCAGAAACTGGCGACGACTGGGATGTCCACATTGCCAGAGAAGTATTCTTGAACTCCATCCATGACATGATCCAAGCAGCCCCAAAAGCCAAGACCGGGATGCTGTGCCAGCTGGGAGACTTCCTCCACTGGGATGGGATCCTCAGCGTTACCCCGCAGTCAGGCCATATCCTCGATGCCGACACCCGTTACGGCAAGCTGGTTGACCTGTCCATGTCGGTGATGGTTGAGGCTGTGCGGATGATGCTGAGAAAGTTTGACGAGGTGCTTGTTATTTCAGCGGAAGGGAACCATGATATTTCAGGCAGTATCTGGCTTCGTAAGCACATCAAACACCTGTTTGCTGACGAGCCAAGACTGCAAGTAATTGACAATGACTTTCCGTATTATGCCTATCTGCATGGAGAAACTATGTTGGGCTTCCATCATGGTCACAAAGTAAAGTTGGCTAATCTGCACAAGCTATTTGCTAGCGAGCCAAGGTTTAGGGAAATGTGGGGCAAGGCATCGTATACCTACATTCATACCGGTCACTATCATCACGAACGATTAATAGAGGACGGTGGCGCTATTGCCGAAATGCACCCAACGTTGAGTGGCAGGGATGCCTATGCAGCAAGAGGTGGCTGGGTATCACGGCGAGGAGCCAAAGTTATTACATACGACAAGACTGACGGAGAGATAGCAAGAGTTACAGTGAGGCCGAGAGCATGATTCCATTAATTAGAGTTGAGTTGCCAGATGGCGAAGGAGTTTTCTTAACATCAACTATCGGCGGAGCAACCACCAATACAAAAAACAAAAAACAAACGGATGTTTACACCGACACTTTCCCTAATGGGATTACAATAGATATTCCACTAGAAGAGTTTTACGCGCTATGGTTTACTAGCGTGGTCACTGAGCTATCAATCGTAGAAAAGACATTTGAGATGCACTAAGGAGTGGTATGTCACATCGCTGGATAGTCGACACAAAAGAAAAGGCAGACTTTTTTATTGCCTTTATCAAAGACCAGCTGCAAAGCGGGTCAATCATTACATACTCAATCAAGCAGGAAAGCAGAACAGACAGGCAGAATGGTGCAATGCACCTATGGTTTCGTCAGATAGCCGAGCAGCTAAATAACAAGGGAGACTGGGCAAGGCATCCATACAGCGATACGCTAGAGATTCCATTCACAGATGTCTTAGTTAAAGAGATGCTATACAAGCCTATCATCAAGGCTATGTACGATAAAAACTCTACGGCTAAGCTAACAGTGCGTGAATTAAGTGAAGCAGCAGAAGTACTAACACGCTGGCTAGCCCAGAACAGAGGCGTTTATATTCCATTTCCACAAGCAATCAAGGACCAACTTAAATGAGAATTAAAAGAACGGCAGCAGATCACTGGTTTAGCCGATGCGTTCGTTTGCGAGCGGACTTTTTTTGCCAGGGATGCGGAGTAAAGTATGAAGAAAATAGCAAGGCTTTGCACTGTTCCCATTACTTTAGCCGCGCCAAGAAAGGCGTTAGGTATGATGCGCTCAATGCCTTCTCTCATTGCTATGGCTGTCATCAAAAGTTTGGCAGCAACCCTGATTACTTCTATCGACACTATATAGATACCTACGGCGAGTCAGCTTTAGAGTTAGTTAGAGAAAAGGTTGAGGATATAATGCTTGGCAAGCGAATGATTAAAGAAGAAAAACAAATAGCTAACCATTATAAAGCCGAGGCTGCCCGTCTAGAAAATGACAGAGCAGCTGGTATCACAGGCTGGATAGAGTTTGTTAGCTGGGATTAATCCGCTTCAGGCAAACGCTTCTGAGTTAACATCCCGCCAAATTCTTCAAGCGGCGCAATGCCTGTAAGCTCTCCGATGTTGCGAGAAACTCGTCCAACATCTCTAACAATTGGAACTTCTGAAGCAAGACGCGCAGCAGGATACTCTCGATCAATAACGCCAATAGCAGTGCCGGCAATATCAAACGGTCTTGTTACGGCAATCGGCATGAGTCCTTGAGCAAACGTTAACAAAATTCCATTCTGCTTGATCTGACCAAACTGATAGTCATTAAGACCCAAGGTATTGGCAGTTAGCAGGGAAGCCCATGCGTCACCGTAGCCTCTAGCTATGCCTCCTGCAGATACCTCTCCATCGCCAAATATAAACTGCCTGCCCTCGTTAATTACGGCGTATCCGCCTGCACCATAGGCTGCATAGCGACCAAGAAACTCAGCAGCTTTATCTGGTCTGCCTGCTTTAAGATTTCCAACCACCTCGCGCAACGCCAAAGCCTGCTGCTTAACCACAAAGCCGCGCAATGCCCATAGAGGACGCAGGTTAGGATGCCGTGCCCATGCCGCAGGTCTACCTGCCGCACTAATCAACTGCTGTTGACCAAGACCAGCAAACATTAACTCTTCAATCAGGTCTTTGCCCTTGCCAGTGTACTTAGTCCAGTCCATTCCGTGCTGCTTAATCTGGCGGCTTAAAATGTTTAGCTCTGCTTGGTTAAAGTAAAAACCCCAGTTATCCGCAAGCCTTCCAGCATTAGCATCATCCATTGCGCTTTTTAAAACGCCACGCATCACGCCTTTTTTGCCAACCTGATCCATTGCCGCAAAGCCAGATCCTTTCATAAGAAAGTCTGCTGACTTACGCATACGCTCAGCAATATTAACCATCCAGTTTGCGCTGTCACTGGCTTGGTCATTAATTATGTTTACAAACTCGCCAAACGTCTGATTGCCTAAACCCATCTTTTTAAGGTCAGCACTTGGGATTTTTTGAAATGGATTTGCAGCTTGAAGGCCTTCACGCACAGCGCGACCACCATATTTGGCTCCAACCAAAGGTATGTCTGCCAGGTTTAATACGGCAGACAAAGGCCCGGCAAGGGTTAGCGAGTAAGCCAAAGAGTTTGCCGCTTGGATTAAGGGGTGCGGAGTTTTTGCTTGCCCCATAATTGCATCAGTTATTTCTTTGACAGCAAAAGTCGCGCCATCTTCGCTAATACCTTTTTTCATTAACGTAAATTTCAGCGCATCCATAAACTCGTCTGGAGTCAATGCGTCTGTAGCTGCTTTTTGAAGATTACTAGAAAGCAAAACAGGGTCAGTTGCCATTTCTCCAGTTTTTTCAATGACTACGGATGATCTATTTACCGCGCCTTGTCTGCGAGGTCCGGCTTTATAGTCATCAATCCGTACGCCAAACTTGCTTTGTATTTCTGCTAGTCGCTGCATCTTAAAAATGCGGCGCATATCGGAAACAATAGGGTTCTCATACTCTAAAGGGTCGGGGCGTTTAGGATCTGCTTCATCAAGATAGGATCCGCGGGTTCTAGACTCAAACGCAGGATCGTCAAACATTTTTTCAATCTCTGCATCTGTCTTGCCTTCTTGCTTTAGCCTTTCAACAAACCCTCTGTTGCGAGTATGCAAATAAGTAATTCCGCCAAAATCAGCGCCAAATACTTTTTTGTTTAACTCTGCGTTTTTCTTTGCACTGTAAGTTAAGTACTGCTTAAGAGATGCCATGTGTTCTGAGTTAAGCTCTTTTCCAAGCTCTTTCTCTAAACGAATTATCGAATCGTCAAAGCTTTTCCCTAATTTACCAGCTGCAAAATCAAGCATTGCACCCTTAGCTCTAGTGCTTTCGTTAATGATTTTAATGACAGGCACAAGACGCTGCGATAACTCATCCAAATCTTTGCCAATAATTCGGAGAGCGGTTTCATCTGCTCGCTGATACCTGCCGCCTACATCCGCGCTAACCCTTCTAATTAATCTATCAGAAACTCCAGTTAGCTTATCGTCATAAAAGTTCTTAAGAGCGCCAGTAAGTCCTGTCCACAATTCGCCAGCAGTCTGAGCTTCAGATAGCGGCTTCCGAGTGTACTGAGGATTGTCTACCTCTGTGTACACAGCAGCATCTTCTGCTTTTTCTATAGCTCTTAGCGCCCCTTGGTCATCAATGGCCTCGGCAGCATCAGCCATTTCGTCAGCCTGCGTCTTTAATCCGCCAGCGGACGATGGCTTGATTGCTACATCAATCAGTTTTCCTAGCGCCAATCCAGACAAGCCGCCAATTACGCCGCTTGTAACGCGCTCCTCAAAAGTATCGCCACTAGCAGCACCATAAAAAGAACCCTCAATAGCGCCAGCTTTAGCTATGCTCACGCCCTTTTGGGCAAGCTTAGCTCCTAAGCCAATGCCAGTGGGCAATGATCCAAAAAACTCAGCCGCTGTAGACAAGCCAGCTAACTCAGGGTTTTGCTCTTTAAACATCTCCCTGGCTATTTCGTATCTGTCTTTGGCTTCGTTATAAGAGGCATCAGTAGTCGCAGCTTCAAGCGCAGCTTTCAACTCGCCAAGCAAACCAAAGGTAATGCCTTCACCAAACTCAGTAGCAATACCTTTAATTTTTTCGGCTCGTTTAACGGACAAAACAGACAGGGCTTTTTTGCCTTCATCTGAAAACTCTACAGATGAAAAATCAACATCCTGTTTGGGTTGCTTGGTACTGTCTAAAAGACTTAAAGCGGCATCAGAAAATTCAACATCTGAAAAATCAACCATTACTTAGAACCCAGTCCGCTGCGAATAGAACCTTCTACATAGTTTTCAAAAGTAGGCACAATACTTCTTCGGCGCTCTACCTCTCGCCTAGCAGCCCTTATATCCTCTTCCTTTACACCAGAAAGATCAACTGCTCCGTTTTCATCTCTAACAGCCAAACCTTTACCAACAAGCAAGTCTGCAGTTAAAACATCAACCAATGCAGCTTCGTCTGCAAGATTGGATTTCGTCTGAGTAGCTTCTTTCCATAGCTGTGGAAATTTACGCTTAACAAATGCAATAGTTTCGGCTTGTATTTGCGGCAAGCTAAGCTCTTCTCCTGACGGCCTTTTCAAGCTGTCTGCAAACTCTTGTATCTCTACAGAATCAAGCTCTTCAATCTTGTTATAAATATCGTCAAACAGATTCCAAGGCACATCCATTTCTGCTGCTATAGTCTCTAAAGTTGCTTGAACATTGGCAAGAATTGCTGCGTTGGCTACACGCGCATTTTCTGCGCTAGCTATCCTAATTTTGTCGACTGTTTCTTTTTCCTCAATTTTTGCAAGAATCCCCTTGTCTCGTAAAATCTTGTCAGGGCCTCCGGGCACAAAGTTATAGTCTTCCAGTTTTTTGCGCTCTGCCGGTGTTAATGGTTCTTTGCTCTTGCGCGTCTTATCTGCCTTCTCTCTAGCTTCCATCAAGGCGTATTGGTCTTTTTCATACTGATCAACAATATCGCCAAATTCCTGCTTTCTTAATCGCGCAGATAATTCTTTGTATTGACTAGAGTCAAACTTTACGGCAGATAAAGCTCGCCTTGCGATAGTTTCTTGCTGGGCAAATAACTCATTTTCTTGTTTTAGAGCTTCATATCTTTTCTGATACCGAATTTCGGCAGCTTGAGCAACGGCTTCGCTGTTTTGCTGCATTACGTTAAGTCGAGATTTTAACGCTTGCAAAGCTTGCTCTTGGCCTGCAGTAAACACTCCAGATAAATCGCCTGAATCTCCAGAAACTTTTAAAGATTCTCTTTCTTTTTCCATTTCCTTAATAGCGTCTTCTGTTTTAATAATAGACTGCGCTGTATTTGAAACAGATTTGCTTTGAGCGGCAGGACGAACAGCATTAATTCCAGCGATAGAATCTAAAAGCATTGTTTGAGTTTCTTTATCGCTTGTTCTGCTATAAATATCCATCAAAGACTGCCGATGAACATTTAAAGCGTTCATATCGCCTTGCTCAGCAGCTGATTGCGCTTGGTTAATTGTTTGCAGCATCAGAGCTTGATCTTGCTTTGTTTGAGCTTCAAGCGCCTGACGTTGCCTTTCAGCCATCATAAGATTCGGAGTCATTCCTAGTCCGCGACCAGCCTCAAACAACCCTTCATAAGCATTTGGAGCGTTAGCTAATGATTGAAGTAACGCATTAAATCTAGCCATTGTTTATTCTCCGCTACTTAAAAAAGTCTGCCCAAAAGACTGCTCAAAAGACTACCAACTCCACCACCCTGTTGTGCAACGGGAGTAAACAATCCACCCAAAATGCTAGAGCCGAGTCCACCCAATAGGTTAGCTTTAGCTTGTTCAGCCAGCAACTGAGCTTCAATACCAGACAGCATTGTTTCACCAAACTGACCAGCACCGTACAGCTGTGCTTGTTGTGCCAACTGCGGATACAACTGAGAAGCCTGTTGTACATTAAGAAGCTGCGATTGAGGCATATAGCTCTGCCCTAAGAACTGACCACCAAGTGCTGCTTGCTGTGCTTGCTCAGCCCGAGCTTGTTGCATGGCGCCAAACATTGCTTCGTTTTTAGCTTGCTCTTGCGCTTTAAACAACGCCATTTGCTCTGGAGTGCCTCCAAACTGTGCTGTTTGCACACCGAGTCGCCCTTGTGCAGCCAGCCGCTCTTCCATTTGTTGTCTCTGCTGCTCTTCTTGAGGAGACATTACACTACGCATTCGCTGATAAATATCTGCTTCTCGCTGCCCAGTGTCTTGAGCAGCTTGACTAAGGAAATTGCTAGCCTGTCCAAACATCATTTGTTGGAAAGCCTTCTCTTCAGGAGACAAAGCCATAGTAACGCCAGTTCCGTCTTCCCCTTGACCCACTCCAAATGTACTTCCTGTAGCAGACGTAAGCGTAAACGGCTGAAACTTTGTCATTCCCATCAGTTTTTCAGCAAGTTCTTGCGCTTGTTTATTTGCCGATGAGCCAATATCACTAAGGTCGCTTAAGCCAAGGCCAGTTAAAAGGCCGCCTCCACCTAATAAACCAAGAATCGACAGCCAGTCACCCATACCGCCCGTGCTTGTGCCGCCTGTAGGTGTGCCGCCAGTTCCCATTTCTTCTTTTACTGCGCCAATACTCGAAAGAAGACCCATCAGAAAGTCCCTCCACTCAAAATATTTACTGCTTTTGTCATATCGTTTTACCTATAAGAGCTAATACATTAATTTCTTGCAGAGACAGAGGAGATCCAAAAATGTCAGCCTCCAATCCGATAGTAATAACAGACCCGCTTCCGGTAGTATTTACCGCCTTTCGTTCAATGTTAATGCCAGTAGAAAATTTAGTCTCAGGCAAGCCGTCTGTTCTTGTTCCAAATTGAGAATTGCTGTCGTTGTAGTAGTAAGTGTCTTGACCTCCAATCTGAAACGATTGCGTTGAATACGCAGTTTCAAAGTCGTAAGCCCATTTAACAAAGGCAACTCCTTGAGTAGCGCCAACAACAGTAGGACGCAGCTTTTTAAGAATCTTTGTTTTAGACGGATCGCCAAAAGTTAACGCAGGGCTGTAGTACCTAAATCTATAAGACCCATTTACAATATCTGTGCCATCCCAATATTTATCATAGTAACCAGAATATTCGCCAACCCCGTCTATATTCCCAATTAATAACGTACCGTCAGATTTTCTTTCGTATGCAGTAAAAGAAGAAGAAGGCCACCTAGTTACCCTGTACCCTCCATTCTCCAGCCTTCCCTTTAAGTCAAAGCAATACGTAGTTTTTGAGCTTGGGAAAGTTATTAGGTAAAACGAGTTTTCCGGGCTATACACAGACGCTGTAGGCGCAGTTCTGCCAGAAACCTCCAGGATTAACTCAGTTTTAATTGTTGCGCTAAGGTCAGTAAGAGGCAAAGACTTTTCTTGTATTGTCCTGCCAAAGCTTTTTAACCCTGTTTCAGACATAAACAAAATATCTGTGCCTATGTGCTGTACCGAGTTTCTGCAAATACAGCCAACACCAGCTACAGTATCAACCAATCCCATTGTTGCTGGACTGCTAGCATTGCCGTACACAAGAATGCTGTGCTTACCAAAAATAATTAAGCTGTTGTTATGGGCCGCTAATGCTCTTATTTCATCAAAGCCGTCAGGCCATGCTTTTGCTACGTTAATAGATCCGCTGGACCCGCCAGTAAAGCTAGTCCCTATAAGCAGATCAGACCAGTAAATTGTTTGGCTTCCTTCTGTACTGTCTACAACCCACAGCCTACCAAAAGCAGCAAGAGCTTCGTGACAATACAAATACGAGGGCGTTGCTGATCCAGTGTAGCTATAAAAAGTTTCTAACCCACCGGATGTGGTATACACCAAAGGTTGATACCCACGCTGAAAAAAGTAACAAGCCTCGTTAAAGTTTACAATTTTCCAGTTATTATCCGTGATTGTATAAGCCGACTCTGTTGCATCTACGGTAACAGTTTGAGCTGCCAAAGTTGTTGTGCCAGTAAATATCTTATTGTTACCTGCACTAAAAACAACATCGCTTCCAGCATCATTGTAAAAGTGATGAATCTTATGAATGTAATCAGTGCCTAACCCTGCTGCTGCTTTGTTTTCAGTTTTAAGGTCAATACCTTTCCGAGCAGCAATACGGCCTCTTTTATCAATGACAGCATTATCCGCAACATCCGCATAAGAAAAATCTTGCGTTATTGGAGAATCTTCTGTGTTAACTCCCTTAAATGCAGGAGCAACTAGATTAATGCTTTGTAGTGGCTGTGCCATACACTAGGCTCCTACGGAGTGTACCAAATAGTTTCTTCAGGGTGCTTCTGTGCGTCCAGAGCAATAGCATCAGACAAGTACTTATCAGCAATACCAAAGTACTCAGGGGCTGATGTTCCGCCTGTCTCGCCACGCTCACGCGCCAGCAAAGCAATTGCCATGTGAATTACAGGCTGGCTCGGAATAAGCAAGACATCTGTGTCGTTGCTTAATTCAGCGTTTCTTAAAATGCAGTTAAACCTTAAGTCGTAAACACCGTCTGGCTTAGGGTAAACATCAACCTGAGTATCGCCGCTAGAATTAACGCCGTTGTATGTATAGTACTCAGGAGAGCCAGATACCGGATTTTGATTTAAATACTTATCGTTAAACCAATGCGAAGTTTGATACTCCATAAAAGTATTTGAAGTGTCGTTAACTACATCCAGTACTTTAATCTTATTTTGTGACCCTGTAAGGACATAATTAAAAATACCAGACGTAGTAGTTACTGTCAGAGTAGTTCTAAGTGCAGACCAATCCCAGGCATCTTCTACTATCTTTTTGGCATCGTTAACAAAGTCACCAGCCATCTTGCTATATGTTGTAGACTGAACACTAGATACTTCATCTTCTCTTAGTCGCCTAAGCACGTTGTTTACTAGATTTAAGTATGTCACTATTTTTGTCCTTTTAGCCTTTTGGTGGATCAGTATATTCACCAAATAAAGATT